CTTCTGCGATGTCGGAACTTAGGCTATCTCCAACGTTATTAGATATGCTTTCACCTGTATCTGACAGTGCAGGGGCTGACGTCAATATTGATATTACCATTAATAACAACTCAGGATCTGACACTGGAAATAATGGCAATATAGATTTGGGAGAAGATCCCGGTGTAAAAGAGCCTGAGCTTGAAGAAACGCCAACGGCAAGAGATATTTTAACGCCAATTATTAACTTGTTGCCTTTTACAAACGAATTTAACATCGGCTCTCGTTCAGCATCCTGCCCCGTTGTTGAATTCAGCGTGTTTAATCACCAGTACAGAATTGACTCCCATTGTCCGTTAATTGAGCAGAACAGAAGCGCCGTAGAAACCATATTTCTGATTATATGGGGATTTGTTGCGCTCCGTATTATTCTGAGTGCCTAAAAGGAGTGCAACTATGTTTTGGGAATTCTGATTAGTGCATTAAATACTTTGTTAGGTTTTGTATTCCGGTCATTGATTATTAAATTCGTCGTATTCTTTGCGCTGTATTTTGTAGTCCAGGGCCTCGTTGAAATCCTTGTTGAGTTACTGCCAGATTCAAGCAATCTCTCATCGCTGTTTGCCAATTTATCAGACGGATTCTGGTACTTCATTAACCTGAGTAAATTACCACAGGGGATTAGTATGATTATCTCCGCAATGGCTACTCGTTTTGTTATTCGACGTATTCCTGTTATAGGGTGAGTTATGGCTATTTCTGCATATATTGGCATACCCGGCTCAGGAAAAAGTTATGAAGCCGTTTGCAATGTCATTATTCCGGCATTTACCAGCGGCCGGAGAGTTGTGACGAACATTTATGGTTTACAAAAAGATAAAATCACCGAACGTTATCCTGATGCAACGGGAGAAATTATTGTTGTGGATAATGATGATGTGCTTAAAGCAGATTTCTTTCCTTTTAAAGGTGGGGAAGGGAGCTTTTGCCAGTTTGGTGATTTAATTGTTATCGATGAAGCATGGCGAATCTTCGGTAGTGATAAGGATATGACGGCTGAGAAGAAATCATTTATTGCTGAACATCGTCATTTTACGCACCCTGAAACGGGGATTAGCTGTGATTTGGTTATTGTAAATCAGTCACTTTCTAATATTGCTCGCTTTCTGAAAGACAAAATAGAAACAACTTACCGGATGCGCAAGCTGAAAGCGTTGGGCCTGAATAATCATTACTGCATTGACGTATATTCAGGCCACAAAATCTATAAAAGCAACCTCGTCACCAGTTATCGCAATAAATATAACCCTGATATTTTTGAACTTTACAAAAGTTATGAAGGAAATAACGGTAATGAAAAGCAGACAGATAAACGCCAGAGCATCTGGAATTCTGGCAAAGTCAGGTTCTTTCTTGTGCTTTTTCCATTGATGTTTATCGGGTCAGGCTGGCTGATTTACTCATTTTTCAGCACGTTTGGCCGAAGCGATCCCTCGCCAGATTTGACTACAACAGATGTACGTGATGCGGCCATGTTTCGTTCTTCCGCTGCTACTCCAGCACCAGATACTCCCTCAGAACCAGCTGAACCGCCACTTTCAACCGAGTGGCGTATATCAGGGAGAATGACCAGTGAAGGCAGGGCGTTTGTGATTCTTGTTAACGGTGCCGGTGTTTTGCGTGCCGTTCCTGCATCCAGTTTTAATTACAAAGGGATGTTGATGAGCGGAATTATTGATGGTGAGCGTGTGACGCTTTATACGGGGAAAAAATAATGAAAAAGATTTTACTCGCATTAACGCTACTATTTTCTTCATGTGCTTTCGCAGGGTCAGAGCTTGAATTAAATAAAGTCAAGCTACCGGAGGCTATTTCTCTTATTTACAGTGAGGTGCTTAAAGTCCCGTATATGCTAGATCCACAGCTTGTTAATGATGAACGAATGATTACATTCAGGTTAACACCTGATATTGATGAACGGGAATTTGTAACCCGTTATCTTGGCAATATGAACATTCGAATATGGACGAAAAAGGGTGTTGATTTTATCGCGCCCTATACGCCGAAAGAGCCGGTTAAGCCACGTTATACATGGACTTATACGCCTCAGTACCGTTCTGTTGCCTACCTGTCTGATATTCTTGGCGGCTACGTTTCAGGCTCCTTCAATAACAGTGGAGCCGTGATTTCTGACGATTCGCTAAAAGGTTCATCAGGGGCAAGCAACAACATCAATCGAACCGGTGATATTCTGGTTTATTATGGTACGAAAGAGGATATCGCCATCCTGAAAACACTGGTCACTTCGCTGGATACGATGAGTGATGAAGTGGTTGTTTCTGGTTATGTTTTTGAGGTTCAGACCTCGCAGTCTGACGGCTCCGGCATTCTTTTAGCGGCTAAAATTCTGTCTGATAAATTCAATATTTCAGTTGGTGCTGCCGGACTGGATAATTTTATCAATATTCGAACCGGCTCCATTGATGCCATTTTCAATCTGCTGAAAACCGACAGTCGTTTTACTGTTGTCAGTGCGCCACGACTGCGGGTAAAAATAATGCCTCAGCGTCTTTTTCAGTCGGCTCTGATGTGCCAGTACTGGGCAGTGTTACGGTGAATAACAATACGACAACGCAATCCGTTGAATATCGTTCCAGCGGTGTTTTGTTTAACGTGACGCCATCAATCAAAAGTCGGACAATGGATCTCAAGATTCAGCAGCAGCTTTCCAACTTTGTGACCACTGAAACCGGCGTCAATAACTCGCCAACCCTTATCAAGCGTGATGTAACAACCGAAGTCAGCCTTGCAGATGGTGATATTATTTTACTTGGTGGCCTTGCTGAACAGAAAGACAGTAAGGCCAGTTCCGGCTGGAGCTTCTTCGGTTCCCGTACCAGTGAAAGCAACAAGACTGATATTATGGTGATGCTTCAGGTCAGAAAGGTTGACCGGAGCAGGGCGACGCCCCGCAGCGCCGCGAGGAGCGGTGAACTGTTCCGGGACAACCTGAACTGATTGTATGGATTTTTATTATGGCGTTAACTTTTATGGGGTATGAACAGTACGACATCTTCTAGGTATTCAGTTACTTAGAGGATTTATTATGTCTGTAAAAAATAAGGCGCGTGACCGACTTCCCGGTGGCCGCCTTAAGTCTTATCGTCGTGTAGGTTCACATTTTGCCAGTTGTGCCAGATGGTTTGATAAATCGCCGTCCTGGTATCGCAATATGATGATGACCAGGCCTGAGCGTCGTGAAGTCAGAAGGCTTCTCAATCAGGTAATGCGTGGTCATGATGCTGACGGCATTGCTTTTCCGGTCAGTCATCGTCCGTTTGTTTATTGGTGGTGAATTTCGTACGCACGAAATTTCACGCATAAACACCAGACAAAAAATCGTTAACTGTCTGTTTTGAAAGATAACGCCGGTCAGTGACAAAACTTGTTTTGTTGCTGTCCGGGGTTGGCCAAGCCGTACTGTTTCCATTTTCAGCGTTATGGCTGATTCGGCGCGGCAGCATTCATCGGGGCTTATCATGGAAAAATTCATGACACATCAGGAGCTGAAAGTGATGCTTCTCAAAGATCCAGCATTCCGGGCTGCTTATGAAGCTGAGAGCCAGAACCCGCAATCCGGTTACCAGATTATCCGGCATCATGGTGATGGCACTGAAGAAGTGGTGTTTGATTCTCGTGTATCAGGTACAGATTTACCAACTAACTGGATGAACAGGCCTGATTGGTGAGGTCAGGCCGTTCACTTACTGCTGACAGACATTTGATTCTGATTCGTTTGGAGAAACGGATGATTTTGAATCACTGTCGATAGTAGCCAGTTGACGGCCAGTGTCAACGATTCCCGCCAGATTCTGCCATCCTTACCATTGGTGCGCATAATGTATATTATGTTAAATTTAGTCCGTCGGTCATTTAGTTCATAACCGGCCACAGGATACGATTAATCATACACTTACCTACCCCTCTATCTTCTTCTTGCAGGACGTTATGTTTGTCGGTTACTTTGTTCATATCCACACCATTGATAAGGTTAAGTGCCGCGTGTTCATACTTACACAACTCAATATCAACCAACGGCAGCGTTTATGGGCACTGATGGATACTCACACGCGCCAGCCGCTTTTATATCCGTTAATATATCTTAGATTGCCATTGATGAACTTACAGCCTTTTTTCATTATCTGGAAAATACGCATTTATATGTACCAGCGTTAACCATAAGGTCTACTACGCAGACCACGCCTCAACGTTGTACAAATATCAGGCATGTACATTCGGTTATTCGTTTTATCAGATATTTGATTAACACGTATATCTCGCCGAGATATATAGATGGCACGCCTAAAGAGCTTACACGACTTGCCACGCAGTTAACGGGACGTTTATCGATACATAAGGCAGAATTCCGTACTCTTACCCATTCTCGTCAGATGAACAATGGCACGACCCATAAACGCTTTCGAAGTCTGACTGCTGAGATGGTCATGGCTTTTTACCAAATCATTACACCCGGTTCAATTTCAAAGAAAAACCCACTCAATCCCTTCCCCGCTGGTGAAATCCAGCTACGTAATTTTCTGATTTGCAGATTGCTTTTAAATTACGGATTGCGTGTCAGTGAATTACTGCTTTTGGAGTGTCATTCGATCAAACCAAATCTCCGAGGGGATCAGTTCAGCCTGATTGTGACCACAGTAGATGACGACGTTTCGGATCAACGAAAAAGATTGCCTTCATTAAAAAATGTTTATGCAAACCGGGTGCTGGCATTAGATAAACTGGACTTTCATTTTCTAAATATATATATCCATAAAATCCGCCCTCAAGCCTCCCATAGTTTTCTGTTCACTTCCACCCAAAGACTACATCCGCCACTGTCATACTGGATTTGCCCCTATATTTCCAGACACCTGTTATCACTTAACCCATTACTGGCCTGCTGCCGCAGATATTCCCGTGGCGAGCGATAACCCAGTGCACTATGCGGATGCCATTCGTTATAATGCTCGAACGCCTCTGCAAGGTTCTTTGCTGCCGTTAACCCGTCTGGTTTAGGCATGATACTGATGTAGTCACGCTTTATCGTTTTCACGAAGCTCTCTGCTATGCCGTTACTCTCCGGACTCCGCACCGCCGTGTTCTTCGGTTCAAGCCCCAACATCCGGGCAAACTGCCGTGTTTCATTAGCCCGGTAGCATGAACCATTATCCGTCAGCCACTCTACTGGAGACGCCGGAAGCTCGTTGCCGAAGCGGCGTTCCACCGCTCCCAGCATTACGTCCTGTACTGTTTCACTGTCGAAGCCGCCCGTAGTGACTGCCCAGTGCAGTGCCTCACGGTCACAGCAGTCCAGCGCGAACGTGACTCGCAGTTTTTCTCCGTTATCACAGCGGAACTCGAACCCGTCAGAGCACCATCGTTGATTGCTTTCTTTCACGGCCACTTTGCCAGTATGTGCCCGTTTCGATGGCGGTACAGCGGTTTTTCGCTCAAGCAACAGCGCATTCTGGCGCATGATCCGGTAAACACGTTTGGCATTGATCGCAGGCATACCATCAAGTTCGGCCTGTCTGCGAAGCAGCGCCCATACCCGACGATAACCATACGTGGGCAGCTCTCCGATAACATGGTGTATACGGAGAAGCACATCCGTATCATC